CAGAGATTAGAGCTGCATTAGATTTATTAGATATAGAGCAAATAGAATAATGGCTAAACTAAAGATACTAAATTTAAAGCAAGTGCAAACATCTCTTAGAAAGCAGATAACTAAAGAGTTGAGATCGAAAGAAATTAGAACTGGTGTTGCTGAAATAATAGTTAGTGATATAAAAGATTCTAATCTTGGTACACCTTCTAAGTTTACAAAAGAGATGCGTGAATATCTTGAGCAATTCAATAGAACTGACCCGAAGTATAGAAGGGGAAAGATAAGTGCTAACTTCACAGGGGAGTTATTACAAGACTTGATAAATAATGTTAAGGCTAAATTTGGCAATGGCTTAGCAACATTCACATTGGAACACAGCGACAAGGGGCATGAGCCATATAAGCAAGGTAAGGGCAAAAATAGATTCTCTAAAAAGAAGACATTTAAAGAAACTAGATTTGATAGAAAAACTGGAGGCTTCAAGCAAGTTAATAAGACTGTGAAAATTCCATATAGTTTTATTTCTACAATTATAATAAAAAAACATGGATACGATTATTTAAAATTCAGTGACAAAACGCAATCAAAGGTGATTAAATTTATCAGAGATAAAGTTTTTAGCAACATTAAGAAATTGAAATAGTCAACAGTGTTGACACAATAGAGCAAGGGGCTTTAAAATGAATGAAAGTACAAATGAGTCAGTGACTCAACCAGAAGTGAACAGTGTTCAACCTGAGATCAAAACCGAAACTAATTCTAATGTAGATGGCTACAAGAATGATATGTTTAGGTACAAGCAAGAGGCAAAAGAGTTAAAGGCTAAATTAGAAGCTATTAACCTTGAAAAAGAGCAAAAGAATGGAAACTTTGAGAGTGTTATTTCTACGCTGAAAGAAAAGGTTAAAGAGTATCAAAATGAAGCTGCTCAACTTAAAAGCAACTTTGCTGAAAATGCTTTAGATAGAGCAATTGAAAATACTGCTATCTCTAAAGGATTAAAAGGGCAACAACTAGACGCATTTATGAGATTAATTGATCGTGATGCAAAGGGTGTTGTTGAATTTGATGAAAAGTTTAATGTAAAGTCGGAAGATGTTACAGGTTTGGTTGATGATCATTTAAAAAGATATGGCGACATATTTAATAGAAAAATAAATGTTGTAGATCAATCACCAAATAACAATCCGATTAACAGAGACACTAATAAATTTGATAAAAACAAAGCTAGTGCTGATGAGATTGTTGCTCACTTACTAGCCAATAAAGATAAACTAAAATAACAACAAATAACAAAGGAAATTATCATGGCTGACAATCCAACACTTGGAGCAAACACAAAAAACGATTTAATTGTGGCTGCTGTACAAAAAAACTTAATTGAGAAATCTGTTCTTGCTGGAACAGTAAGAGATGTTTCTGCTTTCGCTATCAAGGGTGCAAAATCTTTTGATGTTCCAAAGCTTTCAAACTTCACAGTTACAAATAGAGCATTTGGTGCAACTGCTGACGCTTCAGCTCTTGTTGACTCAAGTGACACTATCGAGCTTAACAATAACGCATATATTGCATGGTTAATCGACTCTAGATCAGAATATCAAAGTACAGTAGAATTTTCTGTTGAATCTGCAATGAGAGCTTCACTTGCTCATGCTAAAAATGTTGATCAAGCTGTTTTATCTACAATTGACGCTGTTGCTGGAATTGAAGTTTCTGCTGCTGCATTTACAACTGTTAAAGAGCAAGTTTTAGAACTTAGAAGACAATTACTTCAAAATGGTGGTGATATTGCTAGAATGACAATTGCTATCGGTGTTGATAAAGAAGCTGAAATGCTTGCAGAAAGCGATTTTGTTAGAGCTGACTTTTATGGAAGCGCTAACGTAAGAACTGGTCAAATTGGTCAACTTTATGGCATTCCCGTGGTTATCTCAAGATTAATTGTTGGTGATGAAATGAAAATGTACGATGCTGATGGTATTGGTTTAGCTTTTCAAGGTGGCGTAGAAATGTCTACTCAAGATGCTAACGAGTATGGAGCTTCATCAAAACGCACAGCTATGGATCAGATTTTTGGTCTAGGAGGGCTTGAAATCCAAGAGCAAGGCGCTCCGGCTGGTAAGTCTCCACTTGTTGGAAAATTAGTAGCATAATTAAAAGGTTTTAATGTCTACATCTTTTAAGATTAGAAATTATATTAAGGCGAAGTCTGAAAAACGGCTTCGCTCTTTAATGTTTCATAAGCAGTTAGAGTTAAAAATGTCTGCTTTGGAATTTGATAATATCACTTATGCTAAAGGTTATTGGTTTGCGTGGTATTATGAAATAGCAAAAGATGAAACTGTTATTCAAATAGAAAGTGAGTCTAATGGCACAGCCAAAAACGATAGAGGGTAGACAGCATACTAGTTTTGTTGAATCGCCATCTAGACCTAAAAATTCAGCTAGAGAAGTTGTTGTTGGTAATGTTGATCCAATAGCTGTTGATGTTATAGAGGGTGGTGCTGGTGAAACAGTTAATTCTTATAGTGAAATACTATCACTTGCTGGATTAGCTACAGCTACAGTTGTTTTATATACTGTTTCTGCTGGAAAGCAATTACAACTAAAACGAATAGATTTTAGCGGCGAAAATATAGCTGTTTACTCAATAGATGTTAACAATTCAATAGAAGCTAAGCGCCGAACATATTACACAAACTTTAATGGTGAGATTATCTTTAATGATTTATTGCTAGTTGAAGGTGATGTCATTAAACTAATAGTAGAAAATAAAACTAATATGACAGCCGACTTTAATGGCAATTTACAAGGTAGATTACAGGATGCTTGAGTTAAAAAAGAAAGAAGTTGAACTAATGAAAGTTGAATGCGCAAAAGCTGAAATGAGCATGAAAGTTATGGAGTCTGAAGAAAACATTCAAAGATTAAAAGATAACATGGCTAACCAAGATATTAGAATTGCTGCTTTAAAAGAAGAAATTAAAGAACTAAATAAATAATTAAAAGGATTTTATTATGGCTGATTACGATAGCTCATTACCAGCAAGAACTGAGAGCGCTGGTGATATTGATGTATTTATTTCGGATGCAACAACATCAACACAAAAATTAAAAGTTAATGCTGATGGTTCAATTGATACTAATCAAGTACCTGGTTCAAAAATAATTATTACTGATGGAACAGATGATTTAGAAGTAAATGCTGACGGTTCAATTAATGTTAAACAAGACAAGTTAGCTTTTGCAACTGATACTGTTGATGTTTCTGGTTCTGATGTCACTGCTACTGTTACGGCTGTTGATCTTGATATTAGAGATTTATCAGCATCAACAGACAGTGTGCAAGCTAATCTATTTGATGAAGCTGGAGTTGCTTATTCGCAAGCTAATCCATTACCAGTAGAGCTTACACAAGATCAATCAGGTGATGAAATTGTTGATTTCAATACAAGTGCTGCTGTTGCAAAAGATGCATCAGTTAATCATGACTACACTGTAAGCGCTGGTAAAATATTCTTAGGTGAAGAGGCTTGGGTTTCTGGAAGTGGAAAACTTAAAGCTGAATTACTTGTTAATGGTGCAATTAAATGGGTTGGTTTCAATTCTACAGCTAATCCAAATATTAGAATACCACTAGAAAAAATAATGAAGGCAAATGCTACTGAAGTTATTAGGTTTACAATCACAAACAGAGACAAGCAAGCACAAGATGTTTACTCAACTCTTACTGGATTAGAGATATAATATATGGCTGATATAGGCGATGAACAACAATCAGAAGTAACTCGTATATCTGGCGCTAATGAAGAAAACATTGTTAGCGTCAATAATATATTAGAGTTCAGTGTCAATGATACTCCACAACAGGGGTTATCGGCTACACTTACACTAACAACGACAGCGCAAGAGCTTAAAGTTGGTGCTGTTGCTTTAGTTAATAGAAAGCTTATAGAGATGCAAGCATTAGATAAGAATATTAAGTGGGGATACAATACTAATTGTGACTTCGACTTATTTAAAAATCAATTCTTTTCGCTACCGTGTGGAGAGAATTGCACTTTATATTTAAAAACAAGTGTTGGAACTGCAAATATTGCAGTAAGTGAGAAATAATGGGTGCACCATTTACTTTTCCAGTTGCTCAAGCTACGCCTTATGACAATAGCGATAGCGGTTTGGTTGCTGAAAATGTTAAAGATGCAATAGATGAATTAAAAGAACAATTGAATGTAGCTGTCTTTACAATACCATTAGTTTACAATGGAACAATAAGTTCAGACACATTTATAAGCTATTCAAACCTGACACCAAACTCGCCAATAGTAATACCTGTTAATTCAGAATTTACTGGTTTTACTTTCTCTAACTCCAGGAATGGTGCTGATTTTGGTCTTGAATTTAGAATAAATACATCAACTGGAACAGCTTTTTATAGCGTTTCAAAAAACAATACAAGATTTTTTGCAGATAATAATCCAAGCCAAATTTTCAATGCTGGCGATACAATTACTGTGAAATATTTAGACGAGGGTGGCAATTCTAATGATGTTGTTATCGTTCTAGCATTTAGGGCAATTTTATGAGCTACGGCAATTTTATGATTTACATTAAAAACACCTCTGGAAGTTCTGGAACTATAAGAGGTAACACCATAAGCAATAACGGTTATTATTTAATCCCATTGGTTGAAGTTGATGATTGGGCTAGTGATACAACTGTTTTCACTTTAATTGCTAGTGGTAATGCACAAATTGCAAAAGATGATAGTGGAACTGGTGATATTGCTGAAGTAACAGAGCAGTGGGAATATCTAACTAGAATTGTTCCAGAAGTTATTGATGTCGGTCTTGGTACTTTAGTTGGTGCGCAAGGTGTGCAGGGTGACACTGGTGCAAATGGTTTCGGTATCTATGCATTTAGCAATACATCATCTAATGGAACTGTTTTAAAGGCTAGAGGATTAACAGTAAGTAAAACAGCAACAGGAACTTACCAATACTCTTTTACTACAGCTACACCAGATGCAAACTATATTCCGACAGCTTCATTTTTCAATTTAGGAACTAATACAGATACAAATTATTTTATAGATAATAAAACTGTTAATGGATTTACTCTTACAACAGGTATTGGTGACAATGGAACAGGTGTTGATACTCTTGCAGATTTAAACCATGGTGTAACTGTGCTAGGTGATGCTTCTCCACAGGGGATAACATCAGCTTATGAAGCTTGGTTGAGTCTAGGCAATACCGGAACAGAGCAAGATTTTCTTGATACATTAGTTGGCGAGCAAGGCATACAAGGGATACAAGGTGTTCCAGGTGGTTTTGCAAATTATACATATAGTGAAAGTGAAGCGGAAAGCACTACTACTAGCAACAATTATCAGCAAAAATTAAAACTAACTACGCCTTCACTGGCTCAGGGAAATTACTTAATACAGTGGTATTGTGAAATCACAAGCACAGACAATGACGGTGTGGCATGTATTATTGAACTAGATGACACAACGACAATCGCAGAAACAGAAGATGATAGACATCATTCAGAAGACTATTTTAAGCCATTTTCGGGAATGAAACAGGTCACTCTCTCAAGTGGTGTGCATGAAATTGATATTGATTACAAAAGACTAGGCGGCACGGCTAAAATAAGACGAGCAAGAATATCTATAACTGGAGTTTAATAAATGCAATTCTTAATAACAGAAACATTAAACAATAAGGTTTTTACACCTAGACTTGAAAGAGAAATCAATGAAAGCTCTATAAATGAAACACTTGAAAGAATAGACACTGAAGGAAATAGTGTAAGTATTATATTTTTATCTGTATTGTCACAGGCAAGCAATGACATTCTAAGCAATATAATTTCTAGTCACAGTGGCGAATCATACCCAAAAGAAAGTCATGTTCAGAAGGTAGAGGTTAGCACACCTATTATAAACAATGCTTTTGCAAGTAAAGGTGATTACCACTTTAGAGGATCGGGCAAAAAGTTTACTTGCCCAGCCAATGCAACAACATCTTGTGAGTATGCAATTGAATATGGTCATGTGAAGTTTAATGGCATCAATCTTTTAAGTGGTAATAGTGGCGATACATGCAACTTAAAAATTTTAGATAATAGCACTGGTACTTTTTCAAGCATACCAGATTATACATTAGATCAATTTGGCTTTGATTGGAATGTAATGTCTTCGGGTACAAAAGAAATGTTGCCTTATGTAGCAGATTTATATCAAACAATGAGAATAGTTATTGAATACACAAACAACACTGATAGTGAGCTAGAGTTAATGGTTAACTATTACATACATGAAGAGTAAAATGCGAAAAATAGCAATTGGATTTTCTACACCAAAAAAGTTTAGAGTTGCATCTAGGTTAATAAGATGTTTTGAAAATTCTGAGTATTCTCATATATATATTAAAATGGAAGCTTCAAGCAAGAGTAAGTTGCCATTTGCTAAAGTATTTCAAGCTTCTCATGGTGATGTTAATGCAGTTGCTTATGATGTTTTTAGTGAACACAATAAAATATTTCATGAATTTGAAATAGAAGTAGAAGATGAAAAATATTATGAAATTGCAACCTGGTTATGGCATCAACTCGGAAAACCTTACGGATTTATACAGCTTCTAGGAATTGCTTTTAAGGTTGAGTTAAGTAACAATAGAGATAATAGGTTTATATGCTCTGAGTTGGCTGGGATGATATTAAGAGATAATTTGGGTTACGACTTAAGCAAGTCTTTAGATTATATAGGCTTGAACGATATTAAAAATATACTGGATGGTGATTAATGGCTTTATTTCCAAGCATGACTTTTGAAACTGTTTTACAGGTAGACGAGAAAACTAGATTAGATGCTAGCAGATCGTTTGTAACTGATGATGAAGTTATTACAGATATTCTTATACAGCCAAGCGCTAGTGAATTATTTATTAGTGTTTATAATGGCGGTGATACTGACAAATGGTTTTTAGATTGGGCTTATGATGTTGATGAATTTAAAGATGTTGCTGTTCAAATTGTTGCTGATAGTGGAA